CCCAATTCATCTGGCACGATATTTTTAGAGGGAAAGAAGGAAATGAAAGCACGAGGGTTGGCTTCACCAGACGCTGCCGATGCTATCGCTGTCACCTTTGCCTTTCCTGTAGCGCACAGAGAGTACACTGAACCTACTCACCGCATTAATGCACAAGGTAGTTCAGTATCAACAAGTTGGATGGGTGCATGAAAAAAACCGTATCTTTAAGCGTAGGTCGTGGCGAAAAACTCCCAGTGTCTAAGGGCGCAGGGTTGACCGCCAAAGGGCGTGAGAAGTACAACCGTGAAACTGGTAGCAATCTAAAAGCGCCAGCACCAAACCCCAAAACCAAGGCAGACCAAGGTCGCAAGGATTCCTTTTGTGCAAGAATGGGCGCAGTAGCCGCGAACGCCAAAGATGGCGAACGCGCTAAAGCAGCCCTTAAACGATGGAAGTGTTGATCATGGCAACTAAACAAGGGCTTTACGCCAACATTCACGCAAAACAAGAACGCATCAAAGCTGGTTCTGGTGAAAAGATGAACAAAGTTGGTAGCAAAAACGCTCCAACTGCTAAAGACTTTAAAAACTCTGCTAAAACAGCAAAGAAGAAATAATGGCTGATTACACAGGCATCGCGGCTGCGGGGGCAGTCTCAGAGGGTGGTAAACCCAAAAAGAGCGACTCCGACATACTAGCCACCGCAAGGTCAAGGCTAGATATGGCTATGTCTGCCTTGTCTGAGTCCCGTGAAGACGAAAACGATGACTTAAAGTTCTACGCTGGCTCACCTGATAACCACTGGCAATGGCCTGCCGATGTACTCGCCACCCGTGGAGCTGTACAAGGTCAAACCATCAATGCCCGTCCATGTCTGACAATCAATAAACTGCCACAGCATGTACGCCAAGTTACAAATGATCAGCGTCAGAATCGACCTGGTGCGAAGGTCATCCCTGTAGATGACAACGCTGACGTAGAAGTCGCGGACATCTTCAATGGCATGATTCGCCATATTGAATACATCTCTGACGCTGATGTTGCTTATGACACCGCCTGCGAAAACCAAGTTGCTTATGGCGAAGGCTATATCCGTCTGTTGACCGAGTATTGTGAAGACAACACGTTTGATCAAGACATCAAGATTGGGCGTATCCGTAACAGTTTCTCGGTGTACATGGACCCAACGATCCAAGACCCAACTGGGGCAGACGCTAAGTATTGCTTTATCACTGAAGACATTACCAAAGAAGAGTTTGAGCGCATGTACCCAGACGCAGCGCCCATTACAACTTTGCAATCATTAGGCGTTGGTGATCAATCCATCAGTAATTGGCTAAATGAGGACACGATCCGCATTGCCGACTACTACTACATTGACTATGACCGCGCTACGCTGAACCTGTACCCTGGCAACCAGACCGCGTTTGCTGGTACGCCTGAAGACAAGCAGATGAAAGAGTTTTACGGCAAACCATTGAAGTCACGCGAGTCTGACCGCCCAAAGGTCAGGTATTGCAAGATCAATGGCTACGAAATCCTTGAACAACGCGAGTGGGCAGGCAAATACATCCCCGTTATTCGCATTGTCGGCAACGAGTTTGAAGTAGATGGGCGCTTGTATGTGTCTGGTCTGGTGAGAAACGCCAAAGACGCACAACGCATGTACAACTACTGGGTTAGCCAAGAAGCAGAGATGCTTGCCCTAGCCCCGAAAGCGCCATTTATTGGTTACGGTGGTCAGTTTGAGGGGTACGAGACCCAGTGGAAGACAGCTAACACCACAAATTGGCCTTACCTTGAAGTCAATCCTGATGTAACAGATGGTCAAGGCGCTGTCTTGCCATTGCCACAACGCGCACAACCACCAATGGCTTCTAGTGGTTTGTTGCAAGCTAAATCTGGCGCATCTGAAGACATCAAGTCTACAACTGGTCAATACAACGCTTCTCTAGGAATGGGAAGCAATGAGCGATCAGGAAGAGCGATTCTTGCGCGTCAGCGTGAGGGTGATGTTGGAACTTACCACTATGGTGACAACCTTGCTCGTGGTGTTAAACACATAGCGCGTCAATTGATTGACCTAATTCCTAAGATTTACGATACCCAACGTATTGCGCGAATCATTGGTGAAGATGGCGAGACCAAGATGGTCAAGATTAACCCTGATCAGCCACAACCCGTTAACAAGATTGTTAACCAAGAAGGTATTGTGATCGAGAAGATTTATAACCCTAGCATTGGTAAATACGATGTCGTTGCGACAACAGGACCAGGCTACGCCACCAAGCGCCAAGCGGCACTTGAGGCAATGGCTCAACTTCTGCAAGGCAACCCGAATCTGTGGGCTGTCGCTGGTGACTTGTTTGTCAAGAACATGGACTGGCCAGGGGCGCAAGAAATGTCCAAGCGCTTTGCCAAGACGATTGATCCCAAGTTCTTGTCTGACGGGGATGAAGACCCAGCACTGCAAGCGGCGCAACAACAAATCCAAGCAATGGGTCAAGAGATGGAAGCCATGCATGGAATGATCCAAAACGTGGGCAAGTCTATGGAAGTGCAAGAGCAAGAGCGCAAAGACTTTGAGGCTCAAGTCAAAATGTATGAAGCAGAGACTAAGCGTATCGCTGCCGTACAAGCGGGCATGTCTGAACAGCAAATTCAAGATATTGCTATGGGCGTTGTCGCTGCGGCAATGGAGTCACAGAACATGATCTACGAGATGCCTTTCCGAGATCAGAACGAAATGATGCCTGAATCTGCTGAATATCAACAAGGTATGCCCGAACAGGGAATGCCCCCAGAGATGATGCCACCACAAGGAATGCCCCAATGAAAGCCGCTGATTTTTTAGGAATTCTTTTTTTAGCCCGTGATGTTGCCCACTCGGTGCATCTGAACACTCGAAGTTTCAGCAAGCACATGGCGCTAAATATCTTTTATGAGCGCATTGTTGGCGTTGCCGATGATTTTGCTGAAGCCTACCAAGGCCGTCATGGTCTAATTGGTCCAATCACTTTGCATTCGGCAAAGAAAACATCTAACATCCAAGAATTCTTAGAAGACTCTTTGAAGCAGATCGAAGATGCTCGGTACGAAGTGGTGGATAAGACTGATATGTCGTTACAACAGTTAATTGACAATATCATTGAAGTCTATCTTCGCACGTTGTATAAACTAAAATTCTTGGCATAAGGACACATCATGGAACTCTTAAACCCGTTAGCAGACAGTAATTTCCCAGCTAGGTCTATTTCTTACACTGGCACTGCTGGCGTAACTGGTGTCTGGCCTGCTGGCGCTCAAGGCGTGGTAGTTTGGTCTGACCAAGCATGTTATGTCTTGGTTGGTGAAGGCGTTACAGCTACAACAGCAAGCACACCGATCCCCCCATTTACACCGATCCCATTCAAAGTGCCTGCTACTGTTAGCGGTACATGGCGCGTAAGTGCGATCCAAGTGTCTACTAGTGGCACGATCTACTGCAAACCAATGAACTCACAATGAGTTATTTTGGCATCCCTATTCGGAATGGTGTTTCCATTGGTCTTGGAAGCATTATTTCCTTTTTGTCGGGGTATGCCGATGCAACGGTGCAGGGCAATCTTTTAACCGAGATCGGTGACAACCTCGTTCAAGAGGATGGCGGTCTAATTTTGTTGGAGTGATAAATGGCTGATACAAAAATCTCTGCTCTACCGAGCGCAACAGTCCCCCTAGCGGGTACTGAGGTATTGCCAATTGTGCAAAGTGGCGCAACAACCAAGGTAAGCGCCAATGGCTTGTTTAACAATCCAACAGTAACCAACTATACCGAGGCGGTTGTTGTCATCGGCACAGTAACGACTACAAACACTATTGCTTTGACCACTGGTACGGTGCAGACTGCAACCCTGACAGCATCCACAGCTTGCACATTCACAATGCCTACCGCTACGGCTGGTAAATCTTTTGTATTGCTACTTAAACAGGCGGCCACTACGGGTAACGGCACAGCGACATTTACATCTGTCAAATGGGGTACGGCTGGCGCACCTACGATTACAGCAACTGCTGGCAAGATGGACATCTTGACCTTTATTGCTGATAACACAAACTGGTATGGCTCTATTGCCCAAGGGTACACACCGTAATGTTTGCAGCCAAAAACTTCTTTCTCGCTGGCGGTAGTGCTGCTGCAACATCAACCGTTGAATACCTTGTTGTTGCGGGTGGTGGTGGTGGTTCTGGCGGTAATGGTGGTGGCTCAAACAATAACGGTGCAGGCGCGGGTGGCGCGGGTGGTTATAGAACCGCAGTTAGTTTTGCAGTTACTGCTGGAACTCCATTAACTGTAACTGTCGGTGGCGGTGGTACTGGGGGAACTGGCGATGGTTCTCCAGACACGGGAACAAAAGGTAACGATTCAGTTTTTTCAACCATAACATCAACTGGTGGTGGTCGTGGTGGTAGCCGTGGTGGTGTGGGTCAAACAGGCGGTTCTGGTAGCGGTGGTGCTGGCGGCTCTGGAGGAAATACAGGGGCTATTGCTGGCGGTGCTGGCAATACACCATCTACATCTCCATCCCAAGGAAATAATGGTGGCTCTGGATATGAAGGGCCAAACTTATCGCAAATAAACCCTGGTGGTGGTGGCGGTGGCATAGGTGCTGTTGGCGCTAATGCAACGTCATTAGGCGCGGCTGGTGCTGGCGGTATTGGCACAACTTCTTCCATCTCTGGAACATCAACTTACTACGCTGGCGGTGGCGGTGGCGGTTCTACAAATGTTGGAACTGCGGGCGCGGGTACAAGCGCAACTGGCGGTGGCGGTGCTGGTTCTAATTCAAATGTCGCGGCAACTTCTGGTACGCCTAATACAGGCGGTGGTGGCGGTGGCGGTGGTGGCAATGGAACTGCGGGCAGTAATGGTGGCGGTGGCGGTTCTGGCATTGTGATTATTCGCTATGCAGACACATTCCCAGCCGCAAGCGCAACTACTGGCTCTCCAACAATAACGGTTGCTGGTGGCTATCGAGTCTATAAATGGACTGCATCTGGTTCAATTACTTTTTAAGGAGGAACAATGTCACATTTTGCACAAGTAGAAAACGGCATCGTCACTCAAGTAATTGTTGCTGAACAAGACGTAATTGATTCTGGAATGTTTGGAACTGGATGGGTTCAGACTTCGTATAACACACGCGGCGGACAGCATCCAAAAGGCCAACCTTTGCGTAAAAATTACGCTGGTATTGGTTACACCTATGACAAACAACGTGATGCGTTCATACCCCCAAAGCCATATCCAAGTTGGGTATTGGTAGAAGAAACTTGTTTGTGGAACGCACCAATTTCAAAACCTATTGATGGAAATAGCTACCAATGGGATGAGGCAACAGTGTCTTGGATTATGCCTAGTGCATAATATCTGATATATTTATAAAAACCGTATCGGTGAGGTTCACCGAGGAATCGAAGGATTCATTGAAATGACTGAAGAAGTCCAACAAAACCTAGCGGAAGTTGACTCCGCGCCAGCTCCTACGGTGACGGCCACCCCAGAGACTGAAGTTCAAACGTCGGAAACGCCAGAAGTAGTATCGAAGACCTTCACACAAGAGGAACTAGACGCTGCGATAGGCAAACGCCTCGCAAGAGAGCAACGTAAGTGGGAACGAGAGCAGACACAGCGTCAGTCTGAACAACAGACGTTGAGATCAGCGCCAACAACATCGCCTGACCAGTTTGAGTCTACTGAAGCCTATGCAGACGCATTAGCACTTCAGAAAGCACAACAACTAGTCGCACAACGTGATGCTGAAAAGCAAAGATCGGAAGTTCTTGAGAGTTATCACGATAAAGAAGAAGAAGCTAGGACTAAATACGATGACTTTGAACAAGTCGCGTATAACCCAAAACTTCCAATCACAAACGTGATGGCAGAAACGATTCAATCTTCAGACGTTGGTCCTGAGTTAGCTTACTACCTCGGTTCTAACCCTAAAGAAGCAGATCGCATCTCACGCATGTCACCACTCGGTCAGGCAAAAGAAATTGGGAAGATTGAAGCTAAATTAGCATCTGATCCCCCAGTTAAGAAAACAACTTCAGCGCCAGCGCCTATTACGCCTGTCACTGCCCGATCCACTGGATCGACTGCTTATGACACCACAGACCCAAGGTCTTCCAAGACCATGACGGACTCGCAGTGGATTGAAGCAGAGAGAGCAAGACAGCGTAAAAAGTGGGAAGCACAGAATCGCTAATCAATTTTTAAAGGATTTTTTCCATGTCTAACAGTATCTTAACCATTGACATGATTACTAGAAAGGCTCTTGAAATCCTCGAGAACAACCTAGTACTCACCCGTAACGTTAACCGCCAGTACGATGACAGTTTCGCTGTCGAAGGTGCAAAAATCGGTTCAACTCTCCGTATCCGTTTACCTGACCGCGCTTTGGTGACTGACGGTGCCGCCTTGCAAGTGCAAGATGACAACGAACAGTTCACCACTTTGTCTGTAGCCAGCCAAAAGCATATCGGTGTCAACTTCACATCTGCTGAATTGACCATGCAATTGGATGACTTTGCAGAACGTGTGTTGAAACCCCGTATTAGCCAATTGGCATCATCTATTGATGCTGACGTTGCTACTGCGTATCAAAGTATTGGTAACACCGTTGGCACACCAGGCACCACTCCTTCAACTTCTTTGGTCTTGTTGCAAGCCCAGCAGAAACTGAACGAAGCGGCTGCCACAATGTCACCACGTTATGCAACAGTTAATCCTGCGGCTAATGCTGGTTTGGTTGAAGGCATGAAAGGTTTGTTCAATCCTACAGACACCGTCAGCAAGCAGTTCAAGAACGGCATGATGGGCACAGGCGTGTTGGGCTTTGATGAAGTCAACATGTCTCAGTCAATCAAGCAACACACTACTGGCACTCGTTCTACTACCGACACCATTTTGGTAAACGGCGCTGTTAGCACTCAAGGCGCAACTACCATTAGTATGGACGGTGGTACAGGTTCAGCAACGATCAAAATTGGCGATGTATTTACTGTTGCCAACGTCTACGCTGTGAACCCACAAACCCGTGAAAGTACTGGTTCTTTGCAACAGTTTGTTTGTACAGCCACTAACACTGCTGCTGGTGGCGCTTTTACAAGCGTTGCAGTTAGCCCCGCAATGTACACAAGCGCAAACGCGTTGGCTACTATTGACAGTTTCCCTGCTGACAATGCTGCCGTAACCTTTGTCGGAACTGCCAACACTCAGTACCCACAGAACTTGGTCTATCACAAAGATGCGATCACTTTTGCTACTGCTGACTTGTTGCTCCCACAAGGTGTTGACATGGCTGCTCGTGCGGTTCATAACGGTATCAGCTTGCGCGTTGTTCGCCAGTACGATATTAACAATGACCGTATGCCTTGCCGTATTGACGTACTGTATGGCTACAGCACCATTCGTCCACAAATGGCTTGCCGTATCTGGGGATAAACATGCCAAATACTAAAGCAGTAGGTGTTGCCTTTTCCGACCCTCAGTTGGACGCGGCAATCATTGGAAATACTAGAGCCTCTGGTGGCACAGTAGGGTTTTATGGGACTACACCTGTCGTACAACGGGCTTCTGCTGTTCAAGCAGCGTCTGTTGTGTCGGTGGCATCTTATATCTCTGTGTCTACAAATTTGGCGGCTTGGGCCGCTGAAGTCAACGCTACTCTCACTGGCCTCGGCCTGTGGAAGGGCGGAGCTTAATTTTTTTTTAAAGGATATTTATCATGGCACTTCCAAAAATTGGTGATGGCGAACAAGTTGGTGATGGCAATACTGGCGAAGTTCTAAACGTAGGCCGTTCGGGTCAATCGTTGCAAATTGGTGGCGCAGCTACCACAACGATTGGTGTTTATGGCGCAACCCCTGTGGCACAACGCGCAGCGGCTATTCAAGCTGCTTCTGTTGTGTCAGTTGCTTCCTACATTTCCGTGTCCACAAATTTGTCAGTTTTCTGCGCTGAAGTCGCAGCTTGCTTGACTGGTTTGGGATTGTGGAAAGGCGCAGCTTAATGAAGGAAGGGTCGCTACTGCACGTTGGGTGTGGTGGCGATCCTATTCCTGAGTGGGCTGTAGGTCGTTACAAAGAAGTCAGGCTAGATATTTCTCCAAATAACCAGCCTGACATTCTTGCTAGTATGGCTGACATGGGAGAGATTGGTACTTATGATGCCATTCATTGTTCCCATGCGCTTGAGCATCTTGTACCCCATGAGGGCAATTCTGCATTGCGTGAATTTGTCCGCGTATTGAACCCCGAAGGGTTTGCAATTATTCTTGTTCCTGATCTTGAAGATGTTAGGGCTACCGAAGAACCACTTTACACCGCACCTTGTGGGACAGTAACTGGTTTGGATTTAATATACGGTTTGCGCCAATTGTTGCCTTCAATGCCGTATATGGCACATAGAAACGGCTTTGTTTCTCAAACTTTGCATGACGCTTGCATAGACGCTGGATTCAGCAAAGTTACTGTTAAACGGCTTGAAAACTATAATCTTATGGCGGTTGCTCAAAAATGAAAGTTGTTTTTTGTCTTCCCACTGTTAAACGTCCATACCAACAATGTTTGGATAGCCTTGAAGCATCTCTGCCTCTGTTAGCAACTCATGGTTGGGAAGAAGGCATGGTTAACGAAGTGGGCAATCCTTACATTTCAGCAGCTCGCGCAACAATGCTTAGAAAAGCCTTGGATGCAAAGGCTGACGTAATTGTGTTTATTGACCATGACATCTCTTGGAGACCTGCTGATCTGATTAAGCTGATTGAAACGCCTGGCGATGTAGTGGCAGGCACATACCGATTTAAAGCTGATGAGATCAGTTACATGGGAACAATCCACAGTACGCCAGAAGGTACACCACTGACTCGTGCAGACGGTTGTATTAAAGCCAGAATGGTGCCTGCTGGGTTTTTAAAAATTACCAAAGAAGCGGTGGACAAATTTATGACTGTCCATCCTGAACTGTGTTATGGTGAAAAATATCGCATGAGTGTTGATTTGTTCAATCATGGCGCGCATGAAGGATTGTGGTGGGGTGAAGATTATGCTTTTTCTCGTCGTTGGGAGGCACTTGGTGGCGATATTTGGTTGGTGCCAGATTTGCAGTTGGATCACCATTCTCAGGACAAGTCTTACCTTGGAAACTTTCATACCTTTTTGCGTCAACAAATTGGAGGCGATTTATGGTCATCTACCTAAAACACCCCGAACACGGTACCAAAGTCGCTATTTGTGACATGGAAGCTGTAGCAGATGAAAAAAATGGATGGACAAGGTATACTTTGGATACGCCTATTGAGGTGGCTCCTGTTGTAAATGCATTGGAAGTTAAGCGTAAGCGTGGCCGCCCTGCTGTAGAGGTGGTCGAACAAGGAGCGTAAGAATGGCTACATACACGGCTGGCGATCAAATCAATAGAGCATTGCGATTGCTTGGCGTATTAGCCGAAGGTGAAACCCCATCGGCATCGGTTTCACAAGACTCGCTTATGGCGCTAAACCAGATGATTGACTCTTGGAATACAGAGCGATTAGCTGTATTCAGTACCCAAGATCAAGTGTTTACTTGGACGGCTGGGTTTATTAACCGTACCCTTGGCCCTAGCGGTGACTTTGTTGGCAATCGTCCTATCTTGTTGGATGACGCTACTTACTACCGAGATGCAAGCACCAATGTCTCGTTCGGTATAAAAATGATTAATCAACAGCAGTACGATGGTATTGCTGTTAAGACGGTAACGTCTACATACCCACAAGTGTTGTTTGTCAACATGACATATCCTAATATTGATATGTATATCTATCCCAAGCCTACACGGGACTTGGAATGGCACTTTATTAGTGTGGAAGAATTGACTCAGCCCGCGACTTTGGTGACCGATATTCTGTTTCCACCAGGCTATCTCCGCGCTTTTACCTACAACTTGGCAATGGAGATCGCGCCTGAGTTTGGCGTTGAACCAAGCCCACAAGTGCAACGCATTGCAATGACATCCAAGCGCAATCTGAAGCGCATCAACAATCCTGATGATGTGATGTCTATGCCTTACGCAATCGTGGCTTCACGCCAACGCTTTAATATCTACGCGGGGAATTATTAATGCAAACACCGATTCTGGGTGCGTCTTATGTCGCTCGCAGTATCAACGCTGCAGACAACCGACTTGTTAACCTTTTTGCCGAAATTGTCCCCGATGGTGGCAAGACAGCGGCGTTCTTTAACCGCGCACCAGGCCTAAAGTTCCAACAAACCATCGGCACTGGTCCTATCCGAGCGCTATGGGCGCACCAGACCAACGGTAGCGACTTCTATGTTGTCTCTGGTACTGGGTTCTACAAAGTCACTGGATTGACCGCTACACCCACTTTGTTGGGTACGGTCACGGGAACTGGCCCAGTCTCAATTGCCGACAATGGCACACAAATCTTTTTGGCGTGTAACCCTGACGGGTTTATCTATAACGAAGTTACTAACGTATTTGCCCAAATTACTGACCCAGACTTTACGGGTGCTGTAACTGTGGCGTACCTAGATGGGTACTTTGTCTATAACGAACCAGACTCTCAAAAAGTGTGGGTGACTGCTTTATTGGATGGCACTTCGGTTGACCCTCTTGACTTTGCGTCTGCTGAAGGCTCACCCGATGGATTGGTTGCCATCAATGTTGACCACCGCGAGGCGTGGTTGTTTGGCACTGACTCGGTTGAAGTTTGGTACAACGCTGGGTTGGCTGACTTCCCTTTAACGCGCATTCAAGGCGCTTTTAACGAAATTGGATGCGTAGCAGCGTTCTCTGTCGCAAAGCTCGACAATGCCCTATTCTGGCTTGGCACAGATGCCCGTGGACAAGGAATTGTTTATCGCGCCAATGGCTACGCTGGAATTAGAATTTCTACCCATGCTATTGAATACGCCATTGCCCAATACGGCAATCTTTCTGACGCTGTGGCTTACACCTATCAGCAAGAAGGCCATGCCTTTTATGTGCTGACATTCCCCACTGGTAACGCCACTTGGGTCTACGATGTGTCTACCCAAGCGTGGCATGAACGCGCTGGTTGGAATACTACCCTTGGTCAATTTACCCGTCACCGTAGCAATTGCCAATGTAATTTTAACGGTAATACGATAGTGGGTGACTATGAGAACGGCAACATCTATACGCTTGACCTAAATGTGTATGCGGACAATGGTGGCATCCAGAAGTGGTTAAGGTCATGGAGAGCATTGCCAACTGGCACAAATACCCTTAGACGGACAGCACAGCACAGCCTTCAGCTTGATTGCGAGGCGGGTACTGGTCTCAATACTGGGCAAGGTAGCGATCCTGAGCTTATGTTGCGTTGGTCTGACGATGGTGGTCATACATGGTCAAACGAGCATCTGAGCAAGATGGGCAAGATCGGTGAGTATTACAGGCGTGTCTTTTGGCGTAGGCTTGGCATGACCACGAAGTTGCGTGACCGTGTTTATGAGGTATCGCAGACTGATCCAGTTAAGGCGGTCATTGTGGGCGCTGAACTATTGATTAGTCCTACCAACGCATAATGGCTACAACCAATATCACCCAGATCACGGCTCCCCGTGTCGATCTAATTGATCCACGGTCGGGGCTAGTGTCACGGGAGTGGTATCGGTTTTTCTACAATCTTTACACCGTTACGGGTGGTGGTGATGGCGTAACCCCCGTCATCAATGGTGGCACAGGCATTTCATCTTATTCAATAGGTGACATCTTGTATGCCAATTCGCCAACAACATTGGCAAGACTTAATTCTGGAACGGCTGGTCAGGTACTCACCGCAAACGGCCCCAACACCGCACCCTCATGGGGGCTTTCAATCAATACAGCACCCGTCATTAAGACTGCTGATTTCACTTTAGCGGTTAACGAGACTTGGGTAATCAACAACAAATCAGGGTCAACTTGCACCGTTACCTTGCCATCAGCAGCGGCTTACGCTGGTCGGCAAGTTACATTCAAGAACATGCAACCGCAACTTTTGGTATCTTCGTCAAGTAATGTCGTACCAATTGACAGCACTTCGTCTGGGACGGCAATTCTTTTAGATGTTATTGGTAACTGGGCAACATTGGTATCTGATGGCGGTAATTGGGTCATCATGCAAGCGTCTGCCAACAACAGCTTGCTTTTGGAGTAATTTAATGCAAATTACTTACAGAAAAGGTTTTGAATTAACGTCTGAAATGTTCATGGTGGACAAAGTTCGGGCATTAGAAAAAGAATTGCTCAAACTGCCACAAGCAGACATTGTGACTGAGCATTTGTTTATGGATGGGGTTTATGAGCGAAAGATCACTATCCCACCTTGGACGGTACTGACAGGCGCAGAACACAAGTCAAACTATCGTGTTCGCCTAGAAAAAGGCATAATTGCGGTAAACACTGATGATGGCGTTAAAGTTTTAACAGCACCGTGTGAGTTTTCTGCAAAGGCTGGGATGCAACGCGCAGGGCGTGTTTTTGAAGATGAAGTTGTTTGGGTAGACATATATGACAATCCAGACAATTGCACCGACATGGCGGTTTTGGAAGACAGACTATATGTAGTCCCAGAATGTGGGCTTGCCGATAGCAGAACTGAAGCGCAAAAAGCGCAAATTGCTTATCGTGCGTTTCTGTATGGACTTAATTTGGAAGACAAAGAAGTTGAAGAAGTGGTTAACATTTCTTTTGGAATTCAAAACATTTCGGATGACATTTGTGTATCTGTAGCAAGTAAAATGCAAACCAAATGTTACTTAACATGTTAAGGGGAATATTATGGCAGGATGGGTAGCAGGAGCCGTTGCAGTAAGCGGCTATTTAGGCTCACAAGCCGCAAAAGAAGGCGCAGAAGAACAAGCTGGCGCAACGCGATTTGCTGGTGATTTAAGTCAACGCCAGTACGAACAAACACGCGCAGATCAAATGCCTTTTTTGGAGGCAGGCAAAACCGCGCTTAATCAATTAATACCTTTAGCATCAAATTACAAGCCCTTTGACTACAACGCTATGACGGCAGACCCTGGCTACGGGTTTAGATTGTCTGAAGGTCAAAAAGCGCTTGATCGCCAAGCGGCAGCCCGTGGCGGTTTAATATCTGGTAGCGCTCTCAGGGCGGCTACTCGCTACGGTCAAGAAATGGGTTCTCAGGAATATACAAACGCTTTTAACCGTTATCAAGCTGAACGTAACGCGCAATTAAATCCGTTGCAATCATTGGCAGGCATGGGTCAAACCACCGCAGGAAATCTAGGCTCAATGGGCGCGGCAAACGCTGCCACTATGGGCAATTACGCTACTAGCGGAGCGGCAGCGCAAGCGGCTGGTCGTGTTGGTCAAACAAATGCAATTACTGGTGGTGTAGGTACATATTTAAATTACCGTCAAGGTAATAATTTGGTTGATGCTTTAAGAAGAAATCAACCACAAACACAAACAACGCCTTCTTTTTATGGCTATGATCAAAACTAAGGATTAATTATGGCAGTCGATCCATCCATAGCCCTTGGCGTTAAGCCATTACAAGTTGCTGATCCTTTGGCGCAGTATGCCCAAATAGCACAACTGCAAGGTTTTCAAAATCAAAACCAAGTTGCTCAAATGCAAATGGCAAAGATGCAACAAAACGAAAGATATTTGGCAAACATGAGGGAAGCCATTATCAACAATGGCGGTCCTGCTGATATGGAAATGGCCGCCAAGTTCATGGCAACCCATCCTAGCGATCCAAACGCTCAAGCTGCTGGATTGCAAATGCTTCAAGCACAGAGAGAGTTAAAAGAATTTAATAGCAAATACGGCCCATCGGCTCGTGCTACTGGTGGCTTTGGTGGTGGCGCTCCTGTGCCAAGCGGTGCATTAGGTTCTGGCACATTTGGTATTGCTCAACCTTCTATGCAAGCTCCAATGAGAGCGCCCATGAATGCATTAGCGCCACAGACCGCGCCTGCACCAGTTAAAAATGCTTTGCTTGATACCAATGCTTTGCGCCAAGAACTGATTGATTTGTCGCAATTTCCTAATGTTCCACAGGCTAAGTTACGCGCTGGCATTATCCAAAAGCAACTTGAAGAGGCTTCAAAAGCATTTGTTGTGCCTAACGTGGGATTGGTTAGAGGTTCTGGTGAAACCATTGTGGCTTCTGGCATAGCTCCAACTGACATCAAACGATTGACCGCAGAGCGTGACGCATTGCCTGTTGGCGATCCAAACCGCAGACTATATGACCAAGCAATTGCCGACATTGGTGCATCAACTCGTGTAGCACAACAACGATTGGCGTTTGACCAATCTAAGTTTGCTTGGGAAAAAGCCAATCCAGGCTTTGAACTCAAAGAAACCGAAGACGGTTCAATTGTTGGTGTTAACAAACGCACATTGCAATCATTCCCAGTTACTACTGGTGGTGCTATGGCTCCACCTAGTGGCGCTCCTACCGTTGGTGGTATACCAACTGGGCGTACAGCCCCTGCTGGTCAACTAACTCCTACTAGCGCTCCAGTAGAAGGCGCTCCTGTTGTTGGAACACCGTTAAAAGGAAAAGGTACAGCATTGACTGAGGCTCAAGGAAACGCCACAGCATTTGGTATGCGTATGCTTGAAGCCAATACATTATTAAATCAATTGGAAAAGCAAGATGTAACTAGCGGTGGAAGAATTAAAGGTACTGTTCAAGGAACTTTGACATCTCTTGTTCCTTATATGGGTGAAAATTTGGCGCAAGGTGCTGGCGCAATAATGAATACATTGCCAAGTTTTGCTGGTGGTCCAAGCGAATCGCAGCAAATGTATCAACAAGCCAAGACAAACTTCATTACTGCTGTTTTGCGTAAAGAGTCTGGTGCAACTATTCAACCATCAGAATTTAAAACTGAAGATGAAAAATATTTCCCACAAGCTGGTGACACTGCTGGCGTTTTAAAACAAAAACAAAAAGCGCGTGAATTGGCTATTGAAGCAATGAAGATTCAAGCAGGACCAGGCGCTAAAAGCATTAAACCTTCTGGTCAATCTAATGCACCGTCTGGTACACCGCCTGCATTACCTAACGCATCTGCAAACAATCCATTGGGATTGCCTGGAAGATAACTATGGCCACACTTGTTGAATTTCGCGCTCAGTATCCCCAATACAACGACATGCCTGATGTCGCATTGGCTAATGCTTTGCACGAAAAATTCTATGCAGACATACCAAAGGCGGATTTTTATAAATCTGTTGCATTGAACCCTGCCGTATTTATTCCAGACAATGAGAAGATGATCACTCTGCCAAAAGCAGAAAGATCAATGCAAGACAAGATCATGGGGTATGTTGAAACGCCTGCTATTGTTGTTGGCGGTTTAGGTAAAATGGTGGCAAGCCCAGTTGCTCGATTTTTAGGCGGTTACCCATTAAATGAGACAAGCGCACAACGTGGTTTAGAAGCACAAAAAACGGCAGAGGCGCAGTTTTACCAACCAAGAACGGAGACAGGTCCAGAAGTCGCTGGCGCTATTGGCAAGGCTTTAGGCTCTATTCCTCCAACGCCATTGACTAGCGCTGGTACTGCCTTAAGCACCTTGGCTCCAACGGCTACCAATCAACTTAGAAATATTGTTGTCCCTGCGACAAGGCAAGTGACAGCACCAGTAGCAAATGTATTGGCAAATGCTATGCAACGTCAACAACCTTCTATGCAAGGCATGGGCGCTGCTCAGACATCAGAGCAACTTATGCGTGAAGAGCGCCTACAGCGTCTTGGCATCCCTGCTACGGCAGGAGAGCGCACTAAGTCATTGGCACAGCAACAGTTTGAGGCTGATGTTGGTCGTGGTGTAGTTACTGGCATTGGTGAAGAAGAAAAGATTAAATTGGCTGAAAGAATGCGGGCATTTAAAGTCAATCAAAAGCAAGCTATTACCAATAACTTTGAGCGCATGACGCAAGAAGTTGGTGCAGAAGTGGCTGACCCAACAATGACCCGTCAAGTTGGGCGTATTGTTGACAAAGCCTTAAATGACGAATACACCAAGAAATTTGACAATTACAAATCTTTGTATAAGCAAGCAGATGAATCTGGGGAGACTTTACAAGAAGTCCCATATAAAGATTTGCTTGATTACATCAATACTAAGACACCAACGGCTCGTCAAAAGCTAGACCCAATATTGGATTCTGTGTCAGAGTCATTGACAATGAATGATCCAAGTAAAACTGGAAGAGTTTCTATTAGGGCTTTGGAAGACATTTATCAGCAAGTTGGACAAGTTAAAGATTCTGCAAATGCAAAAACACTTAAAGACATAATTACTAAAATGGGAGAGGGCGCTGGGGGTGAAATGTACCAAGCGGCTCGTCAAGCCAGAACTCAACTTGCCAAAGAGTTTGAAGATGTGTCCCGTGTAGACAAATTGCTAGGCACCAAGGCAGGCTACAAAGATAGGCGCGTGGCTCTTGATGACGTGTTTAAACATGTTGTTTTAGATGGTTCTTTAGAGGAAATGAGAACTGTTACCTCATTGCTCAAGAAGTCTGGCCCACAAGGGCAACAAGCCTATGCCGAATTACAAGGGCAAACCATACAGCACATGAAGGATTTGCTTACCAAGGGCGATCAACTGTCATTTAAGAACTTGAATACTTTGGTCACACAATTGGATTCAGAAGACAAATTGGCTTACATGTTTGGCAAGACAGGACGTAATCAGATCATGGATTTGCGTGATGCAATTAAAGATGTGGTGGTCAAAGAGCCTGGTGCGGTGAACTACCCCAACACGGCTGGTGCTGTTTTGCGTGGTTTGGAGGCTTTGCAAGCTGTAAGGGTGCCTGGTGCTAAGTCTTTAGCAGAAAGCGCTCGTACACGAGAAGTCACTAAAAAGGTTGAGTCAGCCCTAAAACAACCAAACAAACTGGCTCCATCTCAATCATCAAGAAATTCTCTTGCCCCATAGTACGATTACGCAAGGACAAAAAAATGGCATCACTTACCCCCACCCCCAAGCAACAGATTTACGGTAGCGATGGCGCACCGTTGGTCGGTGGCAAGATTTACACCTACGCTGCTGGCACAACAACGCCACTTGCAACCTACACAGACTATGGTGCTGGTACACCCAACACCAATCCAATTATTTTAAATTCACTTGGTCAAGCCAACATCTGGTTGGCTTCGGGGTCTTCATACAAGTTCAGCGTATATACATCTGCCGATGTGTTGTTGTACACCGTGGACAACATTAGCTCACCTCTTGATTCTGCTGGGTTAGCCACCACGCTAAGTTCACCCACACCTATTGGTAACACTGTGCCAAACACTGGCGCATTTACTACACTAACTGCAACAACTGGAAATATTACAACAGTTAACGCGACTACTAGCACCACAACTGGTGTAACTACAACTGGCACTCTCACCTTCTCAGGTGGTGGGTCAATGACCAAAGCACCAGAGTCAAGTATTCAGTCGATCACTGCAACGGTAGCCGCTAACGCTCTTACAGTCTCGTTGGGCGCAACAGTTTTGGAATTTAGGTCAGCTACTTTAGGCAGTGGTACTGTCGTATCTCGATCAGTCGCATCTTCCATATCTGTAGTCGTGTCATCAGGTTCAACTCTTGGCACAGTGTCAGCAGTACAGAGTCGAATTGTTGTGTTGGCAATTGATAACGCTGGCACAGTAGAGTTAGCGGTAGTCAATATTGCTGGCGGTAATGATTTGACTGAGACAGGTTTAATCACCACCACCGCAGAAGGTGGGGCTGGCGCTGCGGATAGCGCATCCACCATTTATTCAACTACCGCGCGAACAAATGTGGCGTATCGTGTCGTTGGTTATGTTGAAAGCACACAAGCCACTGCTGGCACTTGGGCAACAGCGCCTAGCACCATTCAAGGCTGTGGTGGTCAAGCATTGACCGCCATGAGTTCATTGGGGTATTCGCAAACGTGGACAAATGTTTTGTCCTCACCTGGTCGTGTCTCTGGAACAACTTACTACAACACAACTGGTAGACCAATTGTTGCGTCTATCTATCCTACAAACGCAGTAAACACCAGTTCAGTTAGTGCTACTGTAAACGGGGCGGTAGTTGCACTTAACGCACAATTCAATGGTGCTGGCACATCTGGTCAACTTGGGTTATCTTTTATCATTCCACCAAGTGCTTCGTATTCGGCAACGGTTTTAACAACTGTTGGTAGCTGGTATGAACTTCGTTAAGGACAAAAAATGCCACATTACAAAGATCAAAACAACAAATTGCATTGGCTTGATTCATCTGAGCATGAATTTTATTTGCCTACTGGCTCTGTACAAATTACTGATGCACAAGCGGAAGGTATTAAAACGCAAGAACTTGCTGAAATTGAATCAGCAAAAACTTATGCTGAAAAACGTCAAGCCGAATATCCTCCAATCACAGACTACCTTGATGGCATAGCCAAAGCAGATCAAGCGCAGATTGCTAAGTACATTGCTGACTGCCAAGCGGTCAAGGCTAAATATCCCAAGCCATGAGTGATACCACCGAAACACAACTCGCAGTCCACGTTGCGATATGTGAAGAGCGTTACAGGAATCTGGATAACACATTGCGTGATGGTGAAAAGCGCATGACCAAGATTGAGTACTTGTTGTATGTGGTCATGGCGTGTGTGTTACTGGGGCCAAGTGTCGCTGCCACACTGATCCATAAGTTCTTTGGTCTTTAGGATGTGTTCGATCCCCTAACAATTGGCGCGGCTTTCAAGGCCATGCAATTTGCTTATGATGGGATTATGTACTGTTGCGATGCCTTAAACCAAGGTAAGGTAGCTGTACAAAAGGTAAAAAAGGCAACAGATGACGCAACAGCAATTGTTAAAGAAGCCAAAGGAATCTGGGGGTTCTTCTCTGGGTTATTTAGTAAGCCAGAAGTTAAGCCAGCCGCAGAAA